TTGCTATGTGAAATACTTCCTGAAGATAAAAAGAAATACAAAACAATTACTCTTAGTCAAATAATAGGGAAAGTGAGGTCTAAATAATGACTGCTTTTAATATCAGACCTAGAATGGTTAGGGGTAAAAAGGTTTTTAGATTTAAGTATTTTGGCCTTGATGGCAAACCTAAATATTTAACTAACCCAGTTAAAGCTGACCTTGAAAAAAAAGTTGCAGAAAAAATTAAAGAGATTGGCTTTGAAAGAACTGAGTCTAGCCAGGTGTTTTTTAACCAGGCTAACACCTTGTGGCTTAAACATTTAAACTATAAAAAATCGGAAGGCCGAATAAGTGAAAGCACAATTGAAGAGTATCAGTGCTGGTATAGAAACCACCTATACAATTTTTTTGGCAATATAGATATAAGGTTAATTACACAAGCTAAGGTTAGAGAGTTTGTTAATCACATGAAGTTAAAGGTAGAGAATAAACAAATTAAATCTGATACTTTGTTTAAAATATTTAATACCCTTAGCCTTATTATACAGCACCAGTTTGATGAAGACCAAATAACTAGAAATGTATGTAAGGAAAAAAACTATTTAAAGAATGTATTTAAAGCTAAGCTTAGCCAAGACTTGTTAGACTTTGAAAAATACCCAATAGATTTAATGGAAAAAATAGTTGAGAGTATAACCAGGCCTGAAGTTAAATTGCTTTGTATGATTATGTTAGAAACTGCTTGTAGGCCAAGTGAGGCTAGGGCATTGGCAAAAGATAGCTTATTACTTAATACCAATATACCTAGATTGCATTTTACTAAAGCTGTTAAGAAACATAAAAAGCTGGGCGGTACTAAAACAATTAATGGTGTAAGAAAAATGGTTATTAGTGCTAAGCTAAAAGATAAATTGCTTGACCACATTAACCAATTGCCAGGCCACCAGGAACAATTGTTTTTAAATAGCAAGGCCAAATATATATGCGTAGAACAGATTATAAGGGGTGTAGACAAGGCTTTAGCTAAGTCTGGGGTAGCTGTGCCTATAAAAAGAAAGTCGTACATATTCAGGCACTACATGGCAACTTACTGGGCTTATAAAGGTAAATACAAAAATGCAATAGACCTAGCCCATGCACTAGGGGACTCAGATATTAACTTTGTTCAGCGAACTTATATTAAGCCTTATGGCGATAATCAAAACAATGTTGATAGCAGTGAATTTCAAAACCAACAATTTAACTGGAAGTAAGGAGAGAGATATGGATGATATAGCAAAAGCAGTAAAAGAAGCATTAGCTAAAAAAGGAATAGATGTGCAAGGTGAGTACAATAAAGCCACAAAACAATCTACTAGGTTATGTGGTGTTAGTATTAGACCAGCCAATAATAATCACATACACAAAGGAGTAAGACACACAGACCATACAATAGAAAAACCAACTACTAAGGAGGACTAGTGAGTGATTATAGAGTCAAGATTACAATTAGAAATAATCGTTTATTAGAGGCCTTAGAAAAAAAAGGTTATATACATAATAATAAACCATCAGTGCTAAAATTTTGTAAAGCACACAAGCTACATTATATAGGTGTTAATTTAGTTTTTAGTGGCAAGGTATCGCCACTAAGAGCTAATGGTCAACTAACACCAACAGCTAAAGAAGTTTTGGATTGTTTAGATTTAAGAGTTGAACAGGCATTTACTGAAAGACAGCTTAAAGGTTTTAATAGAAATAGTTATGAGATTAAAGCTAAAGAACAAGAGTTAATGCAAATAACTAACAATCAATCTTTAGAGTTAAGATTAATGCAATCACAAACTGATAAAATAATAAACCAAATAAAAAATACTTGTTTGTTTAAACTTGGTAAAAAACACATAATGGTTTGGGATGGTATTAATGATGGCCAAACACTTCAACAACTTGCAGATAAATTAAATGTATCAAGAGAAAGGGTAAGGCAAATGTATGAGTACTCACAAAGAAAAGTAAAACAATCATTGTTAGCAAGAAAAAGTAATTTATTAAATGCTGGTTTAAAACAAGTTTATCCAAAAGTAGATTTGCAATAATTACTTATACCAATACTTATCGTAGTTCTCTTTATTATAAGGAACTACATCCCACTCAATTTTTTTCTTAATACTTTTACCAGCAAACTCCCTAGCATCTTTTTCTAGAGAAAATATATTATTACTAAAAGTAGTAAATTTATCTTTAGGTTTCCAAATTACAAACCACATAAAAGAAAAGGGGGCAACAAAAGCCGCCCCCATTTTATCACATACAACATACAATATAGGTGGTTACAAAGCACCTATAAGGTTTATTCACTGCCATATACTTTAGTTCATCCCAGTAACTAAAAGAGGTAATTTAGGATTATCTGAGGGTGATACAGCTTGACCCTCAAATTCTAGAAGTTGTTCAACAGGCACATTTAAAAACTTACTTACTTGCATAAGCCTATATGCGCTTAAACCATTTTGACCTTTTTCATATTTGCCTATTTGTTGAAATGCTATTTTTAAAGCATTGGCCATTTCGGTCTGTGTGCAAAATTTTTTAATGTAATAAGCATTCTTATTACCATTGGGGTCTATATTATATTGGCAGACCACTCTATTAATCCTGGCATTTTTTAAATTTTTTCCAACAGCAATATTGATAGCTTTTTCTTCAGGTGTTGTAGTTCTTGGTTTGTAAAATCTTGTTTTCATTTCTCTCCTTTTGTTTTGGCAGACAAGTAGCCTAGAGTTTTTTACAACTTTTAAGTTAAATAAGTTTTATGGCGAATACATAAACTTGGCATCTGCATTTTCTACCAAGCATATTTGCCTAAAAGTCTTTACATACTTTTTGAAAGCCACCGATGAATGCACACACTGTCTATTTTTTTTACCCTTACTAGGTTTCATAATTTCAGCATGGTATTTATCAAGCTTAGCATATCGTCTTGTAAGACTATTACTTTTACTTAAAGCCATTACCTTAGGTCTCCTTGTTGCTTATTAATTTAATTCTAGATTTATCTTTTTTTAAATCTAAAACTTTAACCTCAGCATTATCACTGGGGCTATTTGATTTTGCCGCAATCTCAGCATTATCAAATTCTTCATCAACTTTAATACTAACTTCATAAAAACTTTCTTTAATAACTCTGCTCATCTTCTTAAATCCATAGCTGAGTATTCTTTGTTATAAAGTAGTGTAGGTATTGAATCTGTTTGTGAGTCAGTTAATCTAATTTTTCTATGTGCTGACCCACCTTTAGAAATTAAATTTAACTTAAATAGTTCAGCAACTATTGCACCAGCTCTAGCCCTACTGAACTTAAATTTAATAGCAATCTCTTTGTAGGTTGGGCTGTATCTATGTTGCTTAATAAAAGTGCTAATGTATTTTAAAACATCGTACTTAATTTTGCTTAAATATATATGCCCATTGTTTTTTAACTTCATGTCTTATCCTTGAATAAATTTGTTATGTTTGGTTTTGAAACATAATCAGGTGCTTTTTGTTTTGGGCTGTCCAGGCCTTGCAAGTTAAGCTCTAATTTATTTAGATACCAACCAGCTTTCCTTACATCCATTAAACAAGCCTCAACTGTGCTTTCATGTTTTGCGCCAAACCTCATTGTGTATTTCAAAATTTGTGACCTTAGGAAACCAACCACCTCTAAAGGAGATAGTTGGCTTACTATTGCATCATAAGTCTGAATACTTTTTTTATAGTGGTCAGGATTAATTTGTTCAGCCATTAAAAGGGTGCATCTTCCTTAGCAACTATATCGCTAATTTTTAAAGATATATCTGGCTGGGTATCTTTAGTTTTTTCTGTATTTAGCCAGGCCGCTAAATTTTTTTTAACACCACCAATTTGTATGTTGCCTTGATAGTGAGGATACTTACCACCAGGCTTATCTGTTTCTCTTTGTTGTCTTTTCCACATAGCCCCAGAATTATCGTAATTATTATCTGCCATTGTTTGTCCTTTTTATTTGATTAGTTTGTATTTGTGATTTTAGTTTGTTGTATATAGTTTCAACTCTCATAGATTCTACTGGGTCTAATTGAATTGCTTGTAACTCTGTTTTGTACTCAGCCCTAATTGGCTCAAGGTTTCTTTCAAAATTGTTTTGTGATTTTGAAACACTGGCCGCTGTTTTTAATTGGCTAATCCAACTATCAGCTAAAGTTTTTACATCTTGTTTAACCGCTTTTGGTTGAACAGATTCTTTAGCAATTTCCATTACTGCCTCAAATGGTATAGCATCTTTGCCATCATCATTATCTAAACCAGTTTTTAAATTTAAAGCATTTAGGAAAGCATATTTTTTAGCATAACTCATACCATTGCCTGTACCGAATTTGTCAATTTTGCCCATTGCTGAGCAACCATTTATTTCTACAAAGCTTGTGGGATCTGTAATATCAAAAATTTTCATATTACAATAAACCATTACATAGTTTTCTTTTAAGTCATTTACATAAGTACATATTGGATAAAGCTCATTGTTAAGCAAAGCTTTCATTGCTACCTTTTGAACTTCATCATGCTGTAAAGGATTGAAGTGCATTCCAGGTACTTTTTGACCTTTAACTACACCACCAGCCTCACTAGATGCTTTATGAAGTTTTTGGTAAATATTAGTTTTCATTTGTTACTCCCTCAGGTTGTTGTGATTTTTTAATGTTATTTAATTCTAAACTTAGTTCGCCATTTAATTTTTGATGGCCTTTATCTACTTCTTCTAATCTTGTTATCTCACTGCCAAGTCTTTCAATTTCTTTATCTTGCGCTAACAGCTTGGCATTTTTTAAAACTAATTTTTCAATTAAGTCGTCATTTGATAAAGTTTTATAATGGTCAATAAGTTCTTTAAAATTACTCATAACAAGCCCTAAACCTTTCTATAATATTTGAATCAATACCTTTCCACCAAAAGCCATTCTTTCTAATTTCACTAAAGTCAGGTCGGCAAAGCATAGCTAAAACTTTCATATCGCCATCAGCCAACTCTAGCTTTTTTTCCCAGCATTTTTGGTAAGTAATAAGTTCATCATAATAATATTCTAAATTTTCTTTTCTTAACTCAACACAATTTTCCTCAGTAAAAACAATTCTATCGCTATCACTAGCATAAGTTAAAAATGGTTTATGTTTTGGTATTAGTTTTGAGTACAGCGCAATTTGTAGGCAGTCACTATGAAATGGAACTTTTGGACATTTTCTTTTTGAATAACTAAACCCAGCTTTTGTTTTGGTTAGTGTTCCAAATACATTTTTAATATCGCCAAAATGTGTCTTACCTACCAGGTCAACATAAGCTAAAAAATATGTAGCTATACCTTTTGCCCAATATGTATATTCAAGTTCAGCATCCCATTTTTGCTTACCCACTTCATCTATATTTTTTATATGGTTATCAACCAGTGGCTCTAAATTTTCTATAATATGACCAAACTTTATTTCATCTTTTGTATCTACTGGCTCATATTGGTCTATCTTATTTTTAATAATAGCAAATGCCTCAGCAAAAGTTTTGTCCTGGCACTTCATAGCCTGGATTATTTCATGGCTTATTGTACCGCCAGTAAATGAGCAGTTAGTAGGTAGGTTAGCTTTTTCTTTTTTTGAAATTAAAATGTAGTTTCTGAATCTAATATCGTCAGGTATGGTGTTTTGGCTTTTACTTGTGTGTGTAAGACCAAATTTTTTGTAACAATCGCCAACTATATTGATTCGGTTGTCCATAACTGAACTTATACACTATGTATAGTTCAGTGCAACCTAATTAGCACTCAATGTTAAATGTTAATAATCCCAATAGTTAGGAAAGTTTGAAGCCTCAACTCTAGAGCTCCACAATAAATTTATATCTTCTACTAATGGTTGGATTGTTTTGCCAGTTGAAACAGACTTATCTAAAATATCATAACGACCATTACTTCTAGGCTCTATGTAACCAATCCAAATTATTTTAGATTTTTTATCTTGTGCCAGACCAAATCTATTATCAGCACCAGGATATATAGTTTTTCTAGGTTTAAATAACCTAATCATACCGCTAGAAATAGCATTTTTAGTAGTAATTGCTTGATATCCAGCATACCTGGTAGGCACTGCAATTTTTTTAATTTCGTTTTTTTTATATAAACCAATTTGTGCATTACCATAACTTGCACCCACAATATTGACATAATTGGTTTTACCTAAGAAAAAATTGTGCGCTAAATGATAGTCCCCATTTTGTAAAAATTGATTAAAATAATCTGATAGCTGTTGTGCTAATTGTAATATGTCAAAATAATGTGGTGAATCAACTGGTTTATTGATTAACCTAGAAATTTTGACCCTCATATTTGGCTGGTCTTTTTTAGGGTAAGTATCTTTTATAAAATCGTCAGTTGTTTTGTTGTATTTATTTTTTAAAAAATTTAGGCCATCTTTCCTAAACATATTGGCTTTATTATCCATGTGTTATTCTTAGATTGACTTAATATATAAAGCAAGTCAATTGTTATGGTTATTAAATCCTTATTTTAAGCCATTTTATTCACACACATTTATATAGTTATTGCTCAGTGCTACATAATGTAATACTCAGTATTAATTGAGTTGAATCGGATGAAATTAGAAAAAATAAAATATAAAAATTTTAAAGCCACTGTTACTACAATGAGTAGGAAGACTGCAACACAACATGGCCTATATGGTTTTTACACACCAAACAATAATACAATTGTTATACAAAAAGATTTAAACAAAAGAGATTATTTAGATACTTTAATACATGAAATATTTCATTTTGTAGCAGACAAGTCAGGAATTAAATTTAGAAACTTGGGTGAAGAGGGTGTAGCAAAGTTTGTTGGCTCAGAATTTTCTAAAATTTTAATACAAAATCCTAAATTAGTTAATGTAATTAAATGGTGCGCTAAACCATGAGTCTATTTTTTTTAATACTTGGTGTAGCCACAGCTGATGTAAATCCAGCAATGCACCTAATAAAAATTCCGATAACACAAGGTGTAAAAAATATAACTTGTGAACAGGCTTTTAAAAATAAAACAGTGTGGAAAGAAAACCCTAATTACAAA